GGATGTCAACGACAGATCAGAGATCTTGAATCGGAAATTCAAAAACTTACCGAACAACTTGCAGATAGAAATACTGAGCATGAGAAGTTAACCACATTCAAGGATAAATTAACAACTACATACGACGAATTATCAACTAGGAAGGACACCATAAGTTATTATGATTTTGCATATAGCTTACTTAGAGACGGTGGAGTTAAGACCAAAATCATTAAGAAGTATCTACCTTTAATAAATCAACAGGTTAATAGATATCTTCAGAAGATGGATTTCTATATCAACTTCACACTTGATGAGGAGTTTAACGAAACTGTTCAGTCCCCAATCCATGAAGATTTTTCTTATGCTTCTTTCTCGGAAGGGGAGAAGATGAGGATTGATCTAGCACTTCTTTTCACATGGAGAGAAGTTGCTAGAATGAAGAACTCTGTTAATACTAATCTTCTTATAATGGATGAGGTATTTGATAGTTCACTTGATGGTATGGGAACTGATGAGTTCTTGAAGATTATAAGGTTTGTAATCAAGGACACTAATATTTTTGTCATATCCCATAAACCAGATATGCACGATAAGTTTGAAAGTATGTTAAAATTTGAGAAAGTCAAAGGATTTAGTAGGATGGTAGAATCATGAGAGTCCCAAACTGGATACACCACTCCCGAAAGGAGAAAAAACGAAAACTTAAACCACAGGCATTGCGTCAAGCAAAAGTCAGGAGACAAGCACTTAAGAGGAAATATCTCAAGAGTGCTTTTTTAATTGTATAAATAAATTAGTTTTGTCAAGAAATAAAATGACTGCACTGATTGATCCTAAAAAATATAGTGAGACCGTTGACCTATTGAGGTCATTTTTTTTGTCTAAAAATTTCCTTGAGGTTCATACTCAGAATCGTTTAAGTATCCTTGCTGCTTGTGAAGATCCAGAGACAGTAGCAACATACAATTATAATGGTCAGGTATGGCCATTACCACAAACAGGTCAGATGTGGTTAGAATATGAACTCCTTTCCAATCCTTCCGTAGAAGGATTTTTTTGTGTCTCAACTTCATATAGGGCAGAACCAGAACCTGTAGAAGGAAGACATGAAACTATCTTCCCCATGTTTGAGTTTGAGATGAAGGGAGGTGTTGGAGAACTTAAGAAAATGGAAATTGAATTATGTGAGCACTTGAAAATTCCTCTTCCCGAATATCAAATAAAAAAATATGGTAGTTGGGCAGAGGCATTTGATACAGATGAACTAGATCATGCTGATGAGAAAGAAATTGGTAATGGTATGATTACTGACTTCCCTGAATGGACATCACCTTTCTGGAACATGGCAAGGAATGAAGATGACACCAGTAAGAAGATTGATGTGATTTTAGGTGGTATGGAAACCATTGGTAGTGCGGAACGCAGCACCGATAAGGAACAGATGCGTAATACATTCCATACTATTTCTAATGGACAATATGCTGAACTACTCTACAAATTATTTGGTAAGGAAAGAGTTGAGAAAGAACTTGAAGAGTTCTTAGAGTTCGACTTCTTCCCCCGTAGTGGTGGAGGTATTGGTATGCAACGTCTTATGTCAGCACTAAGCTGACATTCAATGTAAGGTGGTGAAATGGTAAACACAGCTGTCCGTTTAACAGCCGATTCCTTTGCGGGTGTCTTGGAGGTTCGAGTCCTTCCCTTACAGTTTAAAAAATCTATTTATACAACTAGGTATAAGTGCGTAGGCATTTATTTTTGTAAACCCGAACCTGTTTTGTGTTGATATTCTGACTAAATAATAATAGAATTGGAGAACAAGATGTAACCAAACCTTTTCTTGGTTATGGTGTTCAAGTTAACAAAATGGAGGTCATCAATGCACAATCTAGTATCCTATAATCAATTGGCAGGTTGGAAAACAAAAGCAGAGGAGATGGAAGCGGAAGATCACGAATCAGCCATTAATGATTATTTTCAGTGCCTCACCGAGTGTGATGACAATTCCAGCGTATGCCGAAGACTTTGTAGTGAGGTCTTCTAACAAGTAAACCCTATTCAGTAAAAACCAATCAAATAAGTGTCACAACCTCCCTCAAAAGGGGAGGTTTTTTTAGTATTATAGGTATATACAAAAGAAAACAGACATGGCAGTTCAGCAAGAAATCAAGTCACAACTAGCTAAGTTGCTTGCTACTGAAGACATTGTAGTAGAGCATAAGCACGTTGAGACAGCACAATTCAATGTCCAAACTCGTGTATTGATCCTTCCACTCTGGGAGAAAGCAAGCAACTATGTATATGATATGCTTGTGGGTCATGAAGTAGGACACGCACTCTTCACACCAAACGAGGATCCCCCAAAAGATATTCCTCATAGTTTTGTAAATGTATGTGAGGATGCAAGAATTGAGAAGTTGATGAAGAGAAAGTATCTTGGTATTGCCAAATCTTTCTACAGGGGTTATAGTGAGATGTATGATCAAGATTTCTTTGAAATAGATGGTGAAGATATTGCTGATTTTAATCTTGCTGATCGGGCTAATCTACATTTCAAGGTGGGTTCGTTCACTAGTATACCTTTTTCAACTCCTGAGAAGGAGATTATCTCTCTAATCCAAAATGCCGAGACCTTTACTGACACCATCGCAGCAGCAGAAGCGTTATATAATTACTGCAAAGAAGAGCAGGAAAAGGAGTCTCAGGTGGATGAATCCAAGGAACTGGAAGCTGAGCAAGATGCTCTCTCTGATATTGAAGGTAGTGGGGGTATTGACACTGACAGCACTGGGGATACTGATCCTACCGTTTCTGACACTGATATTGATGCTCCTGTGGAAAGTGGGGTCGATCATCTTGATAGTGATCTTGGGTTGGATGATTCTGGTCTTACTGTAGAGACTGAAGAAATATTAAATGGTAAAATTAAAGACCTTACTGCTGGTGAGCATTCATATGAAAATATCTATGTTGAGATTCCTAAAGTTAATTTAGATACAATCATCATAAAGAATGATGTAGTCCATAATGAGATTGATGAAGGTTTCTTAAGAGATGAGGAATCATTTGCTCCTATGTCAGCAGATGATCTACCACCACATTTACAATACTTATATTCTCCTACTGCTTTTCATAAACCAGATGCAGAATTCAACAAGTTTAAGAAAGATGCCCAAAAAGAAGTCAATTATCTTGTCAAAGAGTTTGAGTGTCGCAAGGCAGCTTCGAGTTATGCTCGTGCTTCTACTAGTCGCACTGGGATTCTCGATACAGCGAAGCTTCATACTTACAGATATAACGAGGATCTTTTTAAGAAGATAACTGTATTACCTGATGGTAAGAATCATGGTCTAGTTTTTATCTTAGATTGGTCTGGTTCTATGCAATATGTTCTTCAAGATACATTGAAGCAACTATTCAATCTAATCTGGTTCTGTAAGAAAGTTCAGATACCATTTGAGGTTTATGCATTTACAAGTGAATGGAATCGTAGATGTTATGGTTCTGAATCTAATGAACAATTAAAACAACACTATGAAGCAAAGGAAGGTTTACTTCAGGTAGAGGAACATTTCAATCTACTTAATGTTTTGACGCATAAAGTAAATGGTAAAACACTAGAGCATCAGATGCTAAATCTTTGGAGAAATGCTTATGCTTTTGCTAATCGTTGCTGCTACAATTACACCAATAGAATGCGTCTTTCTGGCACTCCATTGAATGAAACAATGATTGCTCTTCATCAGATTCTTCCTCAATTTAAGAAGGAGAATAATGTAGAGAAAGTTCAATGTATTGTATTGACAGATGGTGAAGGATCTCAGATTCCTTATCATAAAGAGGTTACCAGATATTGGGAAGATCAACCATATATGGGTGTGAATGGTTGTAGTAATGATATGTCTTTTCTAAGAGATCGTAAGTTGGGTAAGACTTATAAACTTGGTTATGGATATCATCAGTTTACAGATTCTCTTCTTAAGAATCTAAGAGATAAGTTTCCTTCAACTAATTTCATTGGTATTCGTGTTATGTCCCCTCGTGATGCAAGACACTTTATTGGTTTATATCATCATGGATGGGAAGATAGAGAGAAGGTTGCAAGTGATTGGAAAAAGAATAAGAGTATTACTATTACAAAATCTGGATACCATGCATACTTTGGTCTATCATCTGCTACACTAGCACAAGATGCAGAGTTTGATGTGGATGATTCTGCAACAAAAGCACAAATCAAAAGAGCATTTGTTAAGTCTCTTAAGACTAAGAAACTCAACAAAAAAGTTCTTGGTGAATTTATTGAATTAGTAGCATGAACATCTTTGTAACAGATCCATCACCCTATGTGTCTGCTAAATGCTTACCCGATAAGCATGTAGTCAAGATGCCATTAGAAACATGTCAGATGCTTTCTATTGTATGTTCTCATAAATGGGGTCATGGTTATGGTGAGTTGCATCGTGCTAATGGTGAACCATATAAGACATATAAGGGTGCATTCAGCAGTCATCCTTGTACTATGTGGGCAAATGAATCACTTACTAATACATGGTGGTTACTCAAACATGGTTTAGCATTATGTGCTGAGTACACTCATAGATATGGTAAGGTACATAGTTGTGAGAAAACTTTAGAAGAAGCAGAAAGTATCATTCCTTTTAGTATACAGACTATACCTAAATCATTTACAAGAGCTATGCCAGATGAGTTTAAACATAACACAAGCTATGACACTTTTACTGCTTACAAAAATTACCTTAGCAGCAAACCTTGGGTTGCATCTAATTATCTACGTGACCCATCCAGAAAACCAGATTGGTTAAGTTTGTAAACTTTAAGAGAACCTTAAACGATTAAATATTTTTACGAGGGCAGGGATATGTCTTTATCATGGTATTCTTTATTTTAAAATTATGTACATTGTATACGAAGAACACATCGAACAATTAGAAGAAGAAAATGGTGAACTTCAAAAAGAAGTCATCGCATTAAGGCGACGTATTAAGTATTATCAAACAGTTATGCAGGAAGACCGAGAATAATAAATAAGTTTAGAAACTGTCACATAGAATGAAGACATATAAAGAATTTATGCAAGAGAGTAGTCTCTCTAGAATAAAAAGTAAATCAGATAAGAGTGGGATAGCAGCTCTTTCTGCTGATCGTGGTGACAAATCAAGAAAAGAAAATCAAGCAAGATCAAAGCAATTACAAAAAGATATTCGTGGTAAATTTGGTAGAGGACCAACTAAAGTAAAGGGGTCATATTTAGAAAAAGATAAGGATACAGGAAAGGAAAGAAAAGTAAAAGAGAAAAGTTATGTTATAGATCGTGGTAAGTTGGGTAAAAAGGACTTTAAGAAAAAGGTTAAGAAACTTGGTAAGAAGTATGGGCAGGACTCAGTGTTGACACAAACCAAAAAAACTGCTACACTCCATAGGACCAGAAAAGGAGGATTGGATAAAAATAAAAAAGGAGAAAATGTGGGTAGGTTCAAACCTCAAGGTAAGAACCCATACGGACAATCTCAAATTAAAGGAAAAACTTTCTCATATGGAGATTAATGACAAAACTTTATGATGACTCCAATTGGAGAGAAGAATATAAAGCATACACAAGTAGCAAGACGCAACTTGAGTTGCTAGAGAAAGGGCCTAAACAACTTGCTCAAGCATGGATCTTGGGTGCAATGTATAATAAATGGAAAAAGATGAAGGGGTATGACAAGTTGGATCCTAAAGAAAATGAAGGGCAGTGTCAAAGCAGTATGAAGGAGTGGGAAGAGAGCATCAAAAAATACAGTTCATAAAGTGTCCACTGGGGGGTCTATAACCTCCCTTTTTCGTCTACAATACTTGTATTGAAACGAATTACATTATGACTTTTGAAATTAAAATGACCCCTAAAGAAATCATTGATGGTTTGAGAGCAAACTACGGATCCGAATTCACTGCTGCTGATGTGAGAGGGTTTTGTGTTATGAATGATATTGCTTATCAAACTGTCACTAAGAAGATAAAACAATTCAGTGTTGGGAGAGGTAAGTGGAACCTAGAAGTAACCACAAAAGCAGTAGAGAATATAGAGAAGTCTTTTAGTGCTCCTGCTGCACAACAAACTATTCAACAAAATTTAGTCCCTGAAACAGATGACACATTTGTTAAGTTTGGTCCCTTTACAGACCTTAAAAAAATTATACAAAGTAAGCTTTTTTATCCTACTTTTATTACTGGTCTATCAGGGAATGGTAAGACCTTTGGTGTAGAGCAAGCATGTGCTTCTCTCAAGAGAGAACTTATTCGTGTAAACATTACTATTGAAACAGATGAAGACGATCTTATTGGTGGTTTCCGCCTTGTGGATGGGGCAACTGTTTGGCATAACGGACCTGTCATTGAAGCACTTGAACGAGGAGCAATCTTGTTACTCGATGAGATTGACTTGGCTAGTAACAAAATCCTTTGCCTCCAACCCATACTTGAAGGCAAAGGCTTGTTCCTCAAAAAAATCGGTAGGTTTGTCCAACCTGCGGTAGGATTCAATGTAGTTGCAACTGCAAACACAAAGGGTAAGGGATCTGATGATGGTAGATTCATAGGAACTAATGTTCTTAATGAAGCATTCCTTGAGAGATTCCCTGTAACCTTTGAGCAAGAGTATCCACCAGTAAAGGTAGAGAAGAAAATCCTTGGTGGTGTTGCTGCTAATCTTGGTGTCACAGATACAAACTTTATTGCAAGACTTGTAGACTGGGGTGACATTATCCGCAAAACATTCTATGATGGTGGTATAGAAGAGATCATCAGCACTCGTAGATTAGTTCATATAGTTCGTGCTTTCTCTATCTTTAATGATAAAGCAAAAGCATTGCAAGTATGTATCAATCGTTTTGATGATGAAACAAAGCAAGCATTCCTTGAACTATATGATAAAGTAGATGCTGACTTTGAATTACCTAACCAGAAGGTAGTAGAGTTGCCAAAGAAGGAGAATTGAGGTATGATTAATGCATGGAGCTTAGCTTATGATGTGCTAAATGGAACACTTGATGAAAATTTCCCTATTAAAAAGAAAACAATGACTGATGAAATTAAATTGACGGGGGCAGATGAAGGGGTTGTGAATGTTCCTAGTGACACTAAGGTTTCTACTGACATCAATATAGAAACTACAACTGACAAAAAGGTTTTTAATGTTTCTTATGATGGATTAAAGCAGGAACATTCAGATGCTTATTATGATTACATTCGTAACGATCCTGACAGAGAAAACCCTTTCACCGATCCAACGGATAGAGCAAGAGCAGATAGAGTTGTTGGTAAAGCAGAGGAACTTAATATAAAGATTCCTCCTGAATTTAATTATGCAGATTCTTTTGATCATATGATGGAAAGTAGTTCAGGTGATGGTTATCCATCAGAATTTACTGCACTTTCTGATAATGATGATTCAATATCACATCTTATCGATAAACCAATTTCTTCGGGACTAGAAGATCAAACTATTAGAAAATATAAAGAAGATGAGTCCATCAAAGCTCTTCAGGATTATATTTCTACCACTTATGGAGGACATTATACTTCTAAAGAGAATAATGTTCAGACACTTGATCTTATTGAGTCCGTAGGAGATGCAGAATCATTCTGTAGATCTAACGCAATTAAGTATCTAAGTCGTTACGACAAGAAAGGACAAGCAAAACGTGATATACTAAAAGCATTACACTATTCACTCCTACTTTATCACTTCAGTGGGCAATTAAATGAAACTTCGACCCGTGGTTATGAAACTTTCTGACAAAACTCTTTCACTTCTTAAAAACTTTTCGACTATTAATCAGTCAATTCTTTTTAAGCAGGGAACAAAACTTCGCACCATAAGTG